TGCGCCTCCACCTTGATATCTTGCGCCCGTTAATGTATCTGCATTCTGCGTTCCGTCGGGGGATATTGCAGTATTTGCCGTTGCCGTACCTCCCGCACTTGCCCATTGTACATTAGTGATATCTTCACTATACAAAATGCTATTCGTCGACTGCTTCTCCAACAACAAACTCGGACACCCGCCCCCGCCATTTTGATAAGTTAATCTTGGAACATTTAAGCGGTCGGTAGTGGGGAAATAGGGTTTGGCGGTTGAGCCGATGTTTAGTTGTGCGCCCCATAAAAAAATGCCTGATGTGCCGTTACCTACAAATGTTTCATCGGATGGGCTGCTTGTTGTGCTATTCGTTTGTAAAAATGCAACCGTTGCACCTGATGAGGATGCCGTGCCACTTACGGTACACCTATACCAACCATTACCAACATTTGTAATTGTTGCACTACCTAACGCAGTATCAATAGTCCCATTTGACAAATTAAATGCAGACCTTGCATTGAACATAGTTCCCGCATTCATATACAAAAAGTTGTATCCCGATGCTTTTGCGTAGACACTAAATGTATATTCCTGCCCCGATATTCTATCAAATGGGGCTTGTATTCTGTGAATGGTATTTGCGGTTGTTGGTATTGATGTGTCCGCCGTTGTCGTGCCATTGGGCGCGGTTGTACTATTTGATGAAATCGTTGTGGCTTCTTTTGTATAAAAAGAACTTGCAAAATCTTCGCTATCATTCATAAAATTCCACGGAGTAACCTCCACCAACCCCGCACTATTTATTCGTGTTCCGTTGGAACTGCGCGTAAAACTTAAATCCCCGCTTCCGTCGGTTGGGACTGCACTATATACTTTGTCTTCCGAATAACCGGATGGAATCATGATCAATGATGCCGCATTCAATAAATCTGACATATTATAAATTATTTAGTTTATTCAACAAACATGAAATGCCTTCATAATATCCGCCATCGGCGGTGATGCGCGCTTTGTAAGCCAATACAATGGACCAACCTTGGCCCCTATAATTCGCCCCGCCTCGCGTGCCAATTCCGAGTGTTTGCGATGTTAACATGATATTTGATTAATAACCAATAACCGATCCGGATGAAATAACAAATCCAACAATTTTGAAACCTTTTCCGGCGGGCAAATATGCGCCTTGTTGAAAAGTGATCGATGACATCCCGCGCGCACTCAAAACATTGGTGCCGCTTGATTCATTGTCGCCTTGAACCGAAAATGATGTAAAAATTGTGTCCTCTTGTGGGACGATTGCGTCATAGGAAACACCGGTCACTGTTGCGGCCCCATGTCTTTTGAATCCTTGTGAACCCGCGATGATATCTGCGCTTGCTTGTGCCATAATGGTTCAAAAATAATCGCATGACATTAAACAATTACAACAATTATGGATGCGCTGCAATTATAAACCACTCGATGCCATCCGATTGAATGGTGTGCGATTGATAATTAGTATTCAAATTAAAATGATCCGCGCCATTAATTGTTTGTCCACCCAATGCATTTATTGTCGCATTATGGGCTGATCCCAATTTAACAAAACAATATTTTTCACCTTTCCACAATGTTGCCGATGGCAAATTGATTGTGATATTACCGGTTGCACAATTCAAGGTGTGCAATTGAAAATTTGTAAGCAATGAATGCACCCCCGCGGTGTATGTTGTCACTGTTCCTTCTTCGATCAATTTCCATGTCACTAATTCGGTTGAATCAGTATATTTCAATTTAACAACCCATTGTGTATCTTGGGTGGGTTGTGATGTCGGTGCCTGATCAGCATAATTCACCAAATGTTCCAACACCTGATTTGGAACATTTTGAATGTAACTTGACAAACTTGTGATTGTTTGTTCTTGTGCATTTATGCGATCGCCAATGACTTGTGTCGGACTTTTGCCAATGCGCAATCCTTCACCGGTTGTTGTTAAATCAGCATACACCGGGCTGACTGCCAACCATTCGCCATTCCATTGTTCTGATCGCCCTGAATATTGAACCCCATTTAATAACCAAGTATAATTGTCAAAATAAAGGGATTTTATTGGTGAATATGATCCCGAATCAATCCAATTTCCTTGAATGATTGGAACAAAATTTGCATAAAGGCCGGACAAAGTATTTCCCAACATTTTGGTCAATGTTCCGGTTGTTATTGAATCATATCCCGCATGCCAATCAGTTTCCAAAATTGTATTTGTTCCATCGCTTACCAATATATTTCCAACTGAAAATTTGTTTGGCGCGGTATAATATGCAACATCAATTTCAACATTGCTTGAATTAACTGAACTCGATGATGATGGGAAAAATTGTTCCGCTAAGTCATAAACAAGATCAGGGTTTTGATATGCTGATGAATCAGCAAATGCAACTTGAATTGCACCCCAAAATTCTTTGTTCACCAATGCGGATGATTTCCATCCGGTTAATTTAGTGTAAGTAATTTCAGCCGCTTTGACATAATCAATTTTGATATATAATTTGTCATAACCAATCGGCGCGGTTGTTAATGATTTTTCCCAAACCATGTCAACCCATGTCCCTTTCATGTCAAGGGTGATTTTTTCAACCAATTCGCCGGTTGCAACCCCCACCGATGACCAATATCCGCTGCCATTGGCTTGCATCTTTGCGCCTGATGAATTTTCAACCCAAATCATGACATTCATAAATGTCCGGTCCTCTTTCTTCGTCCCGCTTGCCCGATAGATTTCAGATTTGGAAATAACCCGAATTCGCATTGGTGCCGAATCTGGTGTTGATCCGGTTGGGATTTGTGTTGAAATCAATTCAAATGCCGGGGTCGCTTTGTCATCATATGATCTGACTTTCTTTGCGCCCATTTGCCTTTTTTGATTGATCACCAATTTTTGAATGGCTGGTTGATAAGTCAAAGAAGGTTTTGCCATCCATTCAGGGCGCGCATGGGACCCAATTGTTTGGCGGTGTGAATAGGTTGATGCACCTTGATATCCCATTGTATAGGAATACCGGCGATAAGCGATTGTAGAACCCGCATATCCATTTGCAGCATAGAACCAATATGATCCCTTATCATGCATGAATCGGCATCCAAAATTGATTGCAAGCATTTCGATTGCCTTTCTGCAATCAATCATATTTAATGGCTCATAAATGCCATTGATGACATCAATTGATTTGACATCTTGGAATGGATCATAATCAGGCAAAAAAGTATTGATGTCTAAATACATGACATCCAATCCCTTTCTAACTGCATTTGTTGCATAAATTACCGATGCATCATAAAAATATGAATTGCTGATTCCAAGGGTAACCCAATAATTATATAAATTTAATTTTTCAAGACATTTTCGGATCAGATATGTTGGTTGAATCTTTCCATCGGTGAACCATGATTCATCCACTTTGAACCCCTCCATCAATTCCAATCCATCAACCGCCGTCAAATCAATGATTGGTTTTGATGCAATTGATTCCCGCAATCGGGTCATTTGATCCGCAACAACTCGCCCGATAAAAAATGGCGCATTATCTCGATAAACAATTAAGGCCCAATAATTTTCAAGATTGGTTGACAATGAAATAAAATCATCCAACACTGTTTGATCAGGAATGACCCATTGTGTTGAAACTTTTGATGATCTGATTGGCGATTCATACCATGGTGTTCCTTGGCCTTGAATTTCTAAATTGAAACCATCTGATGCCAATATTAATTCAGTTGATGAATTAAGCGATTGTAATTTGGTCAATAAGCATGATGAACCTTCTTGATAACCTCCGGCGGCCAATACCCTTTCGGCATATAATCGCGCGGTGATTTCCGGTGTGGTTCCTGATGCGGAATCCCATAATTCAACCCGATATTGATTGTTGGTTATTGAATAGAATGAACCAAAATATTTCCTTGCCATTATCCGCGCTTTGAATCTTTGTTATATCTTTCCAATACAATCGCCAAATCGCGCCCCTGAATTGTTGTTGATGCAATATACCCGCTTGATTGATCTGATCGCATTAATGTCTTTAATTTGCTTAATGGTGCAATAACTTCGGGATTTGATCTTGCACCGGGATATTCACCCATCAAACCTAATGTCGGACCGCTAACAATACCACCATCGGCAAATGCTGGCACCGATGGACCTTTTGACATTGTGTTTTTAATTGTTGCGCCAATGGCTACCAATGCAATACCGGCCGCTAATGCAGCGCGCCAATCTGAAAATGCGGTTTTGAATTTTTCAACACCAATTGCATAGGTAATTAACAATTTACCAACTGTTGACATAAATCCACCCAATGCCATAATGATTGCATCACCAAAATTTGCCATGGCATCTTTTTGTCCTGACAATGCACCGCCAATTGCTTCGCCAAAACCAACTGCAATATCAACACCTAATGCGGAAATTGCCGCGCCAATATCTTGTGTTAATTTGTCAAAATCTTGAACTACTTGTGAATAGGATTTGGGATCAATTTTGACCTGAATCAAAACCGGTGCAATCGCAGTCCCGGCAATCATATTTGCACCGCTGAATTTTTTTGATTTTAATTCATCCGATACGGCCTTTTCTTTTAACTTTTTATTTCGTTCAATAAAGAATTTTTCAGCATCATTTGTCGCTTGCCCTTGGGCTTTAATCAATGCGATTGAATCGTCAAATTCTTTTTGTTGCGCCTTCTTTTTTGCTTCGCGCCTTTTTTCGCCATTGGCAATTGATTGACTTGTTTGCAGTTCTTCGATTTTGCCTTCGGTTTCTGATATGTTTCGTCTAATTTGTAAATATTGTGCCGAATATTTGTCATAACCGGCCAAATTGGATTCCAAATTGGATTTCCTTTTTTGCCAAAATGCAATTTCAATTTGTGTTTGTTCCTTATCACTTGCACCGCGCAATTTGGCGGCATCCAATTCTTTCTTCAACAATTGATCGGCGATTTCCATCCCGTTTTTTGATGCTTCTTTGGATGATTCCGCTTGCTTGTTATATGCCTCGGTTAATGTATTAACCGCTTTTGTTGTGTCTTTTGTTTTGTCCTTGACATTGGAAAATGCTGATGCAATCAATCCGATTGCAACCAAGATTGCGCCCGCGCCGGTTGCTATTAATGCGCCGGCATAAACCCGCGCCGCAACTGTTGCTTGACCCATCACATAGGTTTGAATTCGCATTGCTGCGGTGTTTAATCCAACCATGAATGCGCTTTCGGCTTGCAATGCACTTTGAAGCGCTTGCAATCCATTAACCAAGGCCAATGCACCTTGCAATTGCACCATGGTTTTTTGCAAATCCTTTGATTCAATTCCCATCAATGCCGCCGCGCCTTCAACCGCGCTGAATGCACCGGCTAAACCTTGAACACCACCCAACACCGCATCCAATCGCCTTGTATCGCTGGCAAAATACCCAATTTCCGCCCGCATATCACCAACTGAATCTTTGATCCGGCCGGCCTCTTTGATCACTTCATTTGCAAATTGTTGAAATTCAGGACCCAATGATCGGGCCGTCATTGCAATATTTTGCATTTGTCGCACAGTTGACATTGATGGCTTTGACGCGGCCAATTTGGCAAACTGATCTTGCATCCCTTTGATGGCCTCACCGGTCGCGCCTGACAAATCTTTGCCGGCTTTTTGGGTTGCAACAACCGCCGCATCCAATCCCTTTTTAAGGTTTTGAATATCGGCCCCGATGATGATATTGAGTGATTGGGATTTGGCCATTATTTGTTGTAATTAATGATATAATCTTGGGCAATATGATAAATTCCCGCAAATCCCGCATTGTCTTCACTCATATGGGCTTCACCATCATATTCGCATGTCTGAACAAATACCGAATTGAATGTCGCCGGCAATGTCAATTGCATCGCATTTCTGACAAGATCAGCAACCTGAACCGCACTTTGATAAGATGTCCCAAATGAATTGATCTGAACCCTTGCAAAATCACTTTCCGATGGTCCTGATTTGGATGGGTGTGGAACCAATGAAACCAATTGATAAGAAATCGCCGGAAATGATGATTCTTGTGGGATCCTCAATGGATTGATTCGGGTCGAAACAACCGCCGTCAATGCTGAATTATTGGATAAAATATTGTATACTGCATTTATGGCTTTCATGCTTCGGCTGGCGGGGTTAACTTCGCAAATATATCCGCATATTGAGTAATTTTTGCAACAATATCATCAGGTTCAATGATTTCCCATGGGAATGCCATCAACTTGTTTGGGGCGATGGGTTTTTTCAAATGCGGTGAAATTATTGTCG